GCTCCAGCAGTTGTATAAGCATCACCTAAAGCGTCATGATCCATCCACCAAACATATTTTGATTTACGATTTATAGCATCAACATAATACGCCGATGTACCATCTTCGTATCTTGCATTCTTTGCAACTGAAGTACCAGTAAAACTTTCTAATGCTGTTTCTCTTGTTCCTGTCCACTCTCCGTCTTCATCCACAACTATAACGTGTACTTCATCATGGAGAGCACCTTTTGCAGCAGAATGTGCTGTAGATACTGGTTCTTTGTCAAAACTACCAGCATATTCCCATGTTCTTGAATGTGTTTGAGCTGAAGCAGTATTAGTAAATGCAACAGTAGTTGTCATGTATGAGGAATTTGTAACCGCTTTGACTTTTCTTTCTTCACCATTAATTTTAATGATGTCTCCGACAGTATATTGCCTGGTGAAAGAAGTGGTATTGTGTGCTCCAGCTGTCGCGACTGTTGCTGTAACTGTTGCAACATTAGCAGTAACCGCTACAGTTCCCACCATATTTCTTGATGGTTCTGCAAATGGAGATCTTTTGTAACGAACTGTTGTAGCTGCACTAATAGCACCTGTTGTTGGATCTCTATCTACAGTTCCTGCAGTATTACTTGTAATTGTAGCAATTACCATAACATTACTACTAACTTCAATTACATCTCCGACTCTGAGTTCAGTACCAGCTAATGTACTTGATCCTGTGAAGGATTTGTCTGTTGCATGAACTGCGTATGTTCCTGTCAAAGTAACATCTGAGTTTCCAGCAACTACTGTATTTCCAGATGCGAGGTTAGCTCTTGTTGGGCCACAAAGGGAAACTTTAAGACTGTTTCCTAAATCTCCACCCCACTTAGCAGACCAATCACCTTGAGCTGTTACTGGTGATCCTTCTTGTTCTGAGTATGTTGCTTGATAATGTGATGTGTTTGAAATTAAAACAACAGTTCCACTTGCAGAAGCGTTCTTCATTGCTGTGTTTGAAGTCCTTACAACATGAAGTGCACTTGAATACGTTAGAAAGTTTGCTGCTGTTAAAAATGAAATGTATGTGTTTGCGTCAGGAGATTGAAATGTTTCCACCAATAAATCTTCTGAATCAATCAATTTTACATCATTGACTGGGCCCCATCGGAATGCTCCTGCGAATCCAGCATCTATTGAAGAAATACCGGGCACGATAGTGGTTAAGTCAATTTCAGATGTGTTTACGCCAGGTGATACTTGAAAACCCATGTCATCTCTCCTAATTTTAGTTAATTAATACAAAGTTATCTTATTATAGATTATTTATAAAAACCCCAAACTCTGTATTTTGAATGTTTATTGAGATATAAATACTTATATGAACACGCGGAGGTAACATGAAAGAAATTGAACGCTTTTTAACAAAGATAGATAAAAACACAGGAAGTGGATGTTGGACATGGAAGGCTTCAAAAACACAACAGGGATATGGAATGTTTTCATATCAAGGAAAATCTATACCTGCACATAGGTTTTCTTATCTACATCATAAAGGAGAAATCTCTTCAGGATATATCGTACATCAAATTTGTGGACAAAATTCGTGTGTGAATCCAGAACATCTAATAGTATGTACAAAATCTGAATCTAGATTAGACTATAATTCTACAAGAGTACATCCAGATGCTAAAAAATTACTCCAAGATATAAGACACGATAAAGAAGAGTCTGATGCAGATTTTGGGTTTGGAACAGATGTTTAAAAATAACTTCTTTGTGATGGTGATACTTCCCAAAGTTGACCTGTATTGTCCGTATAGGTATCTTCTTCTCGACCATCATCAATAATACCAAATGGAAGCATATCCTGTTCAAACTGTTCTTCATAATCTTCATACATTTTTTGTCTAAGGTCAAGGTCTGTCATATCTTTGAAGTATCTTTGTTGAACCAACCAAGCAAAGATTACTAATGTCATTGCAAGGTCATCATGTGTTCCTTCTTCTGCTTCATAAGAATTGTGTTTAGATGCAAATGTGGTCAATTCAGCAATAGTCTCAAAGTCTGGAATTATTAACTTATCTGTTTCAATCATTTCCTTTAGAGTGGCACATCCTATTCTCTTGAGTTGTTTACTGGTTCGTATTCCAAGTTGAATATTCTTTGAAAAACCACCCCCAATTTGTTGACCTGCTCTACCCTTCATAGAAGTTATCATAACATTTTCATATTCAAGATCATAGTGTAAAGCTTCTGCCACCTGTGAACCCATATCGTTTATTTCTAGTAGAGTAAAGGCAGTATTATACTTCATTCCTACTTGATATATAATATTTGGATATAACATAGGTGAAATTTTATTATCTCTATACTTTGCAACTTGTCGATATGGTATCTGTGAAACATCGAAAACAGAGAATGCTGAAAAATCTTGGCCTTTTCCTTGAGCTGTATCCACAATCATACAGTATGTGGCTTTCTTGATTGGTTCTTCATAAACATCAATATTATTGTTTGAGAATATGGGTTTCTTGAATACCATAGACCTTAGTTTTGATGCATCTATAAGGGTACGAGTTGAACCTAAAAATTCACAAAGAAATTCTTGATTGAATTGTGACTCACTAGTATTTTTGATTGTTTCTTGTCTCCACTTATCATCTCTGCCCGGAACTTGTGTATAGTGTACTTCAATTGGAACATAGTTGTTACGTTTCTCTTCTGCATCTATCCACATTTTATAGAAGAGATTCATACCTAGAGGAGTAGAAACGATAAACACTTTGGTAGTTTCACCAGAAGATATGGTAGGATAAACAGAGGTAAAAAAAGATTCGGCGATGGTACTGGGAACGTGTGCGAACTCATCAAGAAAAATGATGTTGAAAGAAGACCCTCGAACTGCTGAACCAGAAGTCGCGGATGCCAGAATTTTTGAGCCATTTTCTAGCTCAATATTTCCCTTGTTCCAAACCGTCACACCTTGTTGAAGAAACTTTGGTAGGTGTTCGTATGCTAACTGTAATCGTGACAGAAGTTCTCTGGCAACAGCACCCTTGTTTGCAAGTACTGCCACGTTAACTTCTGGATTAAACAGTATGTAGTGTAGTAAATATGATATGATGGTAGTTGATTTACCTGTCTGTCTAGGCATTTTACATATCACAAATCTTTCATCATGAAAATGATTTACCATGTCCTCTTGAAAATCCCACATATCGAATTTTACAAGTCCTCTATCAACATTCACAATTTGGACATAATTTTTGATAAAATACAAAGGTGATTCCATACACTTCTTGTATTCTTCAACTGCTTCTGGTGTCCAATCAACGCTGACACCTATACCCTTTAGATTAGGATTTCCGAGGTAAGACTTGGTTCCCATTATTTTTCTTTTTCATTTTCTTTTATGTCTTTCCCCTTCTTGAGAAACTTTTGTAATTCTGCCGTAGAACCAACAAAAAGATTATTAGATACATTTTTAGGGCCAGAAGTGTCCTGTGAAATGTCTTTTTTCGCCTTATGTAAATTTAACAATTCTTTATTTGTTTCAGTAAGTTTTCCGATTAACTGTCCGAAAACTTCCATCGCGCGGGGGTGTTCTGAGCTTTTGGCAATTTCAAGCATTTCCTCCAAACCATCCTGTCCACGTTCTATAAGGTTGTAAAGGTTTTCTCTTGCGTACTGGAAATCTATTTCACTATCGCCACTATCATCATTTGTGATAACAGGAACAAAACGCCCCGCCTTAACGACTTCCTTCTTAGGTTTTTCTATAATACCTAAAACTTCATCTAAGTGGTCATCTACATTCATAGGCATCACATCCCTCATGTTGCTATATCCGTACCAGTTGTTGGATCATTATGTTTACCTTCATCAAAAAATTCAAAAGTTTCTGAGAAACCATAATCGGTGTCAGCTGTTGCAGAAAGAGGTGCAGGAACAACTGTATAACGAGATTTGATTGTAGCATCTTGTACACCATCAGTAGTTTTTTCGTTTACAATTCTTGCCCTACTAAATGTTCTATATGTATCAGCTTTAAAATCTGGATAGCCTGGAACATCACCAAATCCGTCTAATATTATATAGTTTGTAGTATCTGGTGTACTATCTTCATATATGATAAATTCTGGAAGTACAATTTCTGTATCACCGCCAGGAATTCGGAAATTAACTTCAATTGATTTAATAATTTCACCAGATGTAACATTTGGATAGATAAACCCTTTAAGTGTAAATGAAAGAGTCCAAGTAATAGTTCTTCTTGCTGTTAAATCACCCTCATACTCATCTGCTACATCAGCAGAGTTTAACGTAATAGGAACATCTGCCTTGATATTCATATCGGGAATTGTATTGACGGTAACAGTAAACTCTGGTGTAAAATAAGGAAGTACCTGCTCTAAAATTTGTGTTCCGTCTTCAGCATTCTTAACAAGTATGAATAATTGGAAATCAAAGTTGTAAGGAACAGGATTATACATTGTAGTCATATTGGTATTAGTAGAAGAAGTGTTTGCTGCTACATTTCTACCAATTGTATTCAATTTTCTTGCAGAATCATAAGAAACTCCTGTCATCGCAAACCCCATCCTTGGAGTTCTCGTTGCTATAACTTTTCTATCTGAAGTGGTTTCTTGAATAGCAAGTAACCACTTTTGTTTGGGGCCATATGCAAGAGGAACTTTTAATCGTTCAACAACAACACCACTTGAATTTTTCCTTTCAATATTAATATCATTGAAAAGAGTTCCAAACACTGCTACATATTTTCTTATAGTTTGATGATAAAAGGTAGATCCTAACATTAGTACCCTGTTCCTTCACTAAATGGATTACCTTCTGTAAAGTCAAGTATAGAATCAGCCACAGTTTCAATCCCCACATTGTTTGCATATGAATCAACCTGTACTTCATCTGATGCACCAGTTGATATAGTCTTATCATCAAAAGAAGTAACCACATAAGAAGCAGTTGTTTCAATCATAAGTTTACCTTTAGCAGAAGAGTGTGGTGTAGTCAAACTTTCATCTTCTAACAGAATACTATCTGATGTAGTATCTCCATCCTCTTGTTTAAAGGAATATGGATATTCTAAAATTTTACTAGAATCACTAAATGCACCTATGATATTACCAATAGTAAGAGTTATGTATTCTGAAGTATCGGTAACAGCTCCCTCAGAAACATAAGTATTTCCATCTTCTCTAACCAGATTATCACCACCCTCAGTTAAAAGATTCTTATATACTAGATCAGTACCAGTTACTGCAAATATCTCACCCTTGATCGTGGCATTTGAATATCCAGTAGATCCTTGATAGACGGATTCTCCAACTGTATATGTACCAGTTCCAGCACCAAGAGTAAATTTTATTGAATAAGAATGATCAATTTCTATTTGATCAAGTGCAGCAATACCTGTATCAATTGCTTCATCAGCGTATTCAAAGAGTTCACAAACTAAATCAAAAGTTTGTAATCCACCCATTTGATAGAAAACATTCGTATCTTGCACGTGTTTAATCTCAAAAAGGGAGTCAGACAAAGGAAAGAAAATAAGATCACCCTCTAGTGGTTCTTTATCTCTATTGCCTGTTTCAAAATTTAAATCTATAAATCTTCTACGAGAAATTGTAAAAGTAATTTGATCTCTTACTTCTAGTCCAAAGTTACTTACAAATGTACCATCACCTTCAAATCCATCTATGCTCTTAACGTACACTTCTACCATACGAGCATCCTCAAACTTAGAAATACGATCCTCACCAAAGATAGAATCTGTATTAACTTCAGTTCTAGGCATATAGTGAACATCAATACCGAAAGATTTGATAGACTCAATTACGATACTTTCAACTAGTCTTTGATCTGGCGTATTAGTTCCATAGTGATTAAAGTAATGATTGGTTGCCATTTATATCCTCTAACCTATATAGAAATCATCGGGGAGTTGATACTCTAATTTTCCTTCTCTTTCTAAGTATTCTAATTCTGTAGTTGCGTCATCATATAATTGTCTCCCATTTAAAGTAACACCTCCAGGCAATTGAACACCTTCAAATTTTATAAGGTTCATTCCCCATTGTTTTTTCAAAAGAGCTGTACAATATTTTTTAAGGAAAATATCACTATAAGCATCAGTATATGTTTCTGGATTCATTGACGCATAAGCTTCAACTATAACAAAGTCATCTATTTTAAGATCTCCACTCCAATCTATATCAAGATAAATTCTATCTCTATGGCGATTGAATCTAAATCTAGGTAATCCAGAGAAAAGATTTTGAATAGTAGAAAGATATTGTTGAGTGAAAACATAGTTTTTCATATCACCAGCTGAACCCATCGTATAAAGATCATTCAGTGCGTACTGATAGTTGACTGAAAACATATTTGTACTACCACTTAAATTTTCGGTAAGTGGTATAATTCCTGTAATACCAATATAACTCTCATCTAAAGAAAGATAATGATTATCTATATCACCGATAGTTTGAGCTGTACTACCATGAACGGTTGCTGTTGCACCACTTG